ATGTTTTCTACTTTGAAGTTGAATACGAACTCAGAATCAGTTTCACCAACAACAATTGAGAAATCGTTTGAGGTTTCATTCTTCTTGTCACGGACAACCAGTTTAACTACACCTGCTTCACCAACAGCAGAGAGGTCAGGAAGTTGATAAACTGCAGATGCCTTAAGAAGTTTATCAAGTTGCTGTGTGCTTAGTTCAAAACAAACATCTTGACTTGGAAGTGCAATTTCTTTATCTGGAGGAGTAATGATTACACTTGGGTCTGAAAAGAAATACTTAGACCTCATTTTTCCTTCACGGATCACCACATAACCTTCGTTCTCAAAATCAAGTTCTGGATTGTTATGGAGATTAAGTCCGTTTAGAAATTGATTCAAATCATAGATACCAAAGTCCTTTGGTAGGTCTTCCTCAATCGTTGCTTCAGCGAGAATGTTCTTCATCACTGAAATAGTGCGAAGTGAATTGCCTTGCTTAAACAGGATAGATTGATTGATGGAAGAAAAGTTTTTGAGCAGGTTTAGAGTAGTTTCAGATAGTTTCATAATAATCAGCGAAATTCAGAGAGACCGTTATCTTTACGAGAATAGTGACCATCAAAGTGAAGAAGAAGCATAGCATAATGAATCACTTTAAGGAGGTCGCGCTTGTTACGACCATCCTTATCGCCATAACGACTTCCGTATTTTAGAATGTTTGCCTGACAGAAGTGTTGGGCAAGGTCTTTTGCTGCCATCAGGTCAATGGTTTGAATATCTTTATAATCTTGATTGTGCCCACAATAGTGACTGCCATATGTACTGGTCACATAATCTTGAATATCTTTAAGAATTTTATCTTCGTTGTACTTCCAAAGATGATTAGTCGTTTCGCTCATAGTAATAGTAAAAATTGGTTCAATCATAAGAGGGGAAGGCACTTTTTTACCTCCCCCAATTATATCAGAAAGTGTTAGTTGGAGCAACCTCTTGATTAGATTGCTCGGAAGGCATTTGGAAATCAGCATCAACCTTGTCATACAGTTCCAGGAATGCTTGCTTGGTTTCATCATCAAACCTATTCACACAAACTTGAATTGCCTTTGCCTTGTCGCCAAAGATGCTATAAGCACGGATGATGTGAACCAGACGGCGGGTGCTGATGATTTCCTCAATACCACCATCGTAGAAAGTCTTACGGATGATGTCTGCCCAATCTACCAGACGTTTGCAGAAGTCACGATCTTCCACACCAAGATCTAGAGCAATTCCTTCCAGAATCTTCTGCTCTACCGAGGGAGCAGGATAAGACTGCTCGAAGGTTACAGGAAAACGCTCAAGGAATGCTTCATTGAGCACGTTAGTGCCGATGAAGCGTCCATCATCAGAACCCTTACCCTTAGTGTTGGCAGTGGCAATTACATTGAAACCAGGGGCAGGTTTCACAAACTTACCAATTTTTTTCAGGAAGACACCTTTACCTTCTAGCACAGATTGGAGACACAGAATTTTGTTAGATGCAAGGTCAATCTCATCTAGCAGAAGAATTGCACCACGCTCCAGTGCTTCAATTACAGGACCATTGTGCCAAGCAGTTTCACCATTGACAAGACGAAAACCACCAATCAAATCATCTTCATCAGTTTCAATGGTAATATTGACGCGAATCAGTTCCCGACCCAGTTGAGCACACGCCTGTTCAACACCAAACGTTTTACCATTACCCGAAAGACCCGTAATGAACGTAGGATAAAAAAGACGGGACTGAATAATTTTCTTAACGTCGTTAAAATTACCAAACTTGACGAAGGTATCATCTTTAGCAGGAATAAGATTTTGATGAACTTCAGGAAGAACAGCAACGTTCTGGAATGAACGTTCAATCTCCTGAACCTTTTGTTGAGTTACTTCCAAATTCCACTTACCACGACCAACTTTGAATGAATCCAGTCGTTTAGTAACAGTGGGATATGAAAGATTTTTAGAAGCACAATAACCACGAACGTCTGCAGCAGTAATTGAAGAACCAAAAGTATTTTTGAGGTCGGTAAAAATCTGATCGTCGGTCATTTGGATTCGGGTCATGATGTGGTTGGTTTGTTTCAACTGAAGTTATTATAGAACAAATTGAGGTTCTTTGGGGAGGTAAGTGGACGGTTTCTTAACTGTCTATCCTATTAAGCAACCAGGGAAATGAACTCGCCAAGAACCTTCTTATTTAGTTTTTTAGTCTTAAGAGACTTGACGAATGCAGATTTAATTTGTGCTTTAGTTGCGGATTCTCCAACTTCAAATTCAGATTCCTGAGAGAGTGCAGTTGAAGAGAGACCAAAGTAAGCATCATATCCAGATTTAGTAATTGTAAAACTTTTCAGTTTTCTCCAATCATTTTGGATTACTTCATACTGTTTTTCAGTAGACTTATGGTACATACTAATGAAGTTTTGTGCCTGACGAGATTCAAGAACACGAATACCAATAAAGTTTACTGTTGGAAATTTATCTTTAAGGTTATTCAATAGAATATCAGTGAACCTACTATATCCACAAGAACCTTCATCATCACCAAAGTTATATGTCGCACCAAGTTTACGATCACGAAGAATTGTAGTGCTTGGATTAACATGACGTGTTCCCATATAAGGTTCTTTATCCCACGCACGTTTAATTTCAACGGTATAAGGAATATGAGATGCTTCACCATCAGTGAGAACGATGCACTGAACTTTCTGAAGTTTATTCTCTTGCTGGAACTTTGGGAGAATTTGATGAAGGCATACAAGTGCTTCATTCAAAGGAGTTCCAGAAAGACATAGACGTGTAGGATATGTATAATTACAAGCATATGTGTTTCGGAAACAAGCAGCGATTCTCCAAATATTCAGCATTTGTTTTTCCAATTGATTACCAGAAACTTTACTAGTAAGAATATTCATCAAACTAAAATCATCAGAAACATCCAAAACATATTCTTTCTTTTCATAATGACGAGTGCGATCTGATGCAAGATAGTTACCCGTTTCATAATCAAACTGATATCGACGCCATTCATTAGTGAATGCATAGACTTCAAAAGGAATAGAAACCTTCTTGCAAAACCAAATCAAGTTAAACAGTTGCTTACAGGTATCTAGAAGTACATTTTGCATTGAACCAGACCAATCAAGAATAAATACCAGTCCATGATTTTTACCGTCAGGAAGAATAGTTACTTTTTTGAACAAATCTTCACTAAACTTGTACGAATGCAGGCGAGCAGTATCAAGAACACCAGTACGAGCAGTAGAAGCACGAGCATACTGGTCTGCCGCCTTACGACACTCAAACTCCTTTACCAGATAATTCACCTCTTTCTGAGAAGATAGTTTGAACTTTTTAAATTCCTCATCAGCAAACTTGAAAAGACTTTCAGAATTTTTAGTCGATTCCGTATACTTTTCTTGCTGAGTTCTGAATGAATTATTAATTTCATCATGAACTTCAGAATTAGAAGCAATAACAGTATTGAGAGTAACATTAGGAATCTCAATGTAAATATTTTCTGCTCCAGAATCATTTACAAGGTCACGAATTTTATTCTCCAAAGAATCTAGAGTGCGAACTTCAGGTTCCTCTTGTTCAGAACTATCACTCGCAGAAGAAATTTGTTGTCCCTGAGAATTTCCAGATTTACTTGTTTCGCTTTCAAATTGATTTGAACTGTTACTATTATTTTCGTCAGAATCTTGATCTGCCTTAGTTTCGACAGTTTCATTCGTAGGAGATTCTGCACCTTTTTTATTACCTTGATGAAAATCAAGGTCTGGTAGTTTTTGCTGTTCGTTTTCTTTTTTGCAATACTTGTAAAGTTCTTCAGCAGCAATCAAAACATCAGCAAAAGTTTCAGTTGATGCAATAAGTTCAACAATTTCTTTTTCTTCAGGATTAAAGACTAAAGGAAGAAAATTCCCCACTTTAAAATAGAGATTTACACGGTCCGCAAGATTAAATTTAGAAACATCTTCGCCACTCAGTTGAAAGAAATCTTGATCATTGAGTTCTTTATATCCATTAAAGAAAGTTTTAGCAAGTCCCATATACTTGCGCTTCATAAGTTTTTCTACACGGGCATCTTCTACGACGTTCAAAAACTGCTGAGGGACTTTACAATTTTCACTCCAATCTTCATCAGGAGTAAAAATTGCATGACCGACTTCATGACCAACTAGAAGGTCATATACAGTTCCACTTGCCTTTTCCCACAGAGGGAGAGTTAGGACGCGAGTATGAACATTGAAGCAAGCAGTGTCAACTTTCTTGTGCTCAACCACAAGATCTTCAGTGGCAAGAAGTTTGGCAAGTTGAGACTTAATTTCGTGGCGAACAGGCATCGGTTTCGATTCGTATGAAACCATAATACGACGAAAGGTCGCCTTTTGGGCGACCCATGTGACGCTTTTTGAACTGGGCAAGTCTTGCTTTTGCTTGCCTCAGTGCTTGTGGTTTAAGTTTTCGTTTTTGTTCTTTCTTGGAATGATGCTTCCAGTTTGGGACTTGCATTGTTCTTTGATAGTTTAGACTACCATACGCGAAAAACCTTTTACTTTCTCAAACTTTATGACACTTTCAAATCTGTCCTCTAATCCTGTCTTATGGGAAATTACAAATATATTAGCATCTTTGATTACATATCGAATAATTTTAAGAAACTCTTCAGTTCCAGTTGAGTCGAGTGAACTATCAAAAATTTCATCAAGAATCATTAGATTTGTATTTACTGAATTTTTCATCCTAGCAACTTCTCTCCAAGTAAAAAGAAGTGCCAAATCTATTCTTTGCTTTTCCCCTTCACTAAAAGAAGCATATGAGAAATCTTCATGAATTGGCGATTGGACTGTTTCATTAAATTCTTCATCAAGTGTAAAGTTAATATAAAAATCCATCATCTGAAGATAACGGTTAACTTGCTGATTTATTAGTGGTAGATACTTCTTGATGATTTTGGTTTTTACTCCACCGTCTTTAAGTAAACTATACGAAAAATCGTAATAATTAATTAAATCTTTTTTCTGAGCGAGATCGTCATATGTAGTTTTTAGATTGTCTCTGAAGGTTTCTAATTTCTCATGTTCAGAATTTCGATTTTCAAATTGATTGGTAATTTTTTGAATTTCAGATTCAAGGTCTCTGATTTGTCTCTGACATCCAGCGATCTTAATATTGTTTTGAGAAACATCATTTGTAAGTTTTGAAATTTCCTTCGTTAGAGAAATGAATTGACGCTCTCGCTCTTCTTCTTCTTTAATTGCTTTTTCCAGTTCTAGATAACCAGATTGCAACTCTTTTGCTTTATTTTGAGCGTCGTTAATCCTATTTAGTCTGAAGGTCTCATCAATTTCCTGTGTACAGGTGGGACAAACCGTATTCTCAGTAAAGAACTTATGCTCTTTAGTAATAGTTGATACTTTTTGAGAGATTTTTCCTTTTAAATTACCCAGTTTACGAAGTTTTTCGGATGCTCCAGTTACACATTCTTGCTCTTTAGTAAAACCAAATATTTTTTCTTCAGTTATATCATTTTCTTTCATATAAATGCTAACTTCATCCATTAATTTGGTAATTTTTTGTTTGGTAGCATTTATATTTTCATTACCCCTATTTTCTAATTCTTCGATAAAGTTTTTTTGCATTTTAACTTTATCGAGAAGTGATTCTTTCTTAAGTTCTAAAACTTTTATATCATCTTTAAGACAACGAATTTTTTCTTTAATTACCGAATTCATCGAAGAGAAAATTTTTATATCCAATAAATCTTCGATTACTTCTCTCCTATGCGAAGCCGACAATTGCATAAAAGGAACAAAAGTGCTTGAACCAAGAATTACAATCTGAGTGAAAGACTTATAATTCATTTTTAGAACATTTTGCTCCAACCATTTTTGTTGGTCAAGAGCAGCAGATGATTGGTCAAGAAGAGAATCATTTTTGTAAATTTCAAAAATGTTTGGTTTAATTCCCCTTACAACTTTCCAAGAAGTTTTTCCAATGTCAAATTCAACCTCAACTTTACAATCTTTGTCATTGACAGAATTAATTAGTTGAGGTTTATTAATTTTACGGAATGGTTTTCCAAATAATGAAAAAGTTAAAGCATCAAGAACAGTACTTTTTCCTGCTCCATTATAACCGATAATAAGATTAGTTGAATTTTTTGTAAAATCAATTTCAGTAAAATGGTTTCCGGTAGAAAGAAAATTGCACCACTTGATAGTTTTAAATAAAATCATGACTCACATTACTAGGAGGAATTACAATATCTTCTGGGGTAATTATTGTGTACTGATAATCATGTATCTCACATGTTTTTATCATCACTTCGTCTTCTATTTCAATTACATGCATTTCTGGATATCCTTCTTCTTCTAACATCATAGCATATCTTGTTGCATCATCTTCCTCTTCAAACAAATAAAGGACTTGTTCTCCCTCTTCGTTCATTACGGAATATGCACCTTCTTTTTCTCTGCCATTGATTGTTAGAATAAACATTAAACCATCTCACACGCCTCTTGATAAACTTCTTGAAGAAGTTTTTGAATCGTTGATTTGTCCAGATTAACTTCTGCCTCCTCAATATATCTATTAAGGATTGAAAGAGTATCCTCAGACTCAAATGCTTCAAACTCCTCAGGTTCATTAATATCAAAGTTTTCTACTATTTTGAGTTCAGCAATATTTGATGCATAGAGTTTATCAATAAACTTTTCAAATTTTTTACTATCAGTTTTTTTACGAACAACTACTTTTACAATTTTGTTTTCGTATTCTCTAGTATCGAAAGTTTGATAATTGGTATCCTCATAGTAAATGTTATAGAACATTTTATAAGGATTATTGACTGGGGTATGCTCTAAAGTTTCAGTATCAAAAATAGTGAAACCGCGAATATCACCTACATCAGTCCAATAAATCTCATAAGGATTTCCTAGATAGAAGACTGTTCCGTTAGTCGAGCGAGTGTGATAGTGTCCAGAGTAGACACGTTTGAACTTCTCAAATAGTTTGCTATCCAAACCATGTTCCATGACGATTTGTCGATTAACTCTAAATCCTTGGAGTTCAAGGTGCCCCATCGCACACTTGCAAGATGTCTTTTGAATAAGTTTGAGAGTTGCTTCCTCATTTTCTTGATTAATCCAGGGTATAAAAAGCACTTTAAGTTTATCCAACAAAACTTCAGTTGGTTTTGAGTAAACAGTTACATTGTCATATTCACGAAGCAACAAATCTACAGCATTTACATCATTCGTATTTTTGTAGTATGCTGTATGATTTCCCACAATTGTGTGGATGTTCACTCCCATCTGTTGAAGTCTATCGTAGTAATTATTCTTTGCCCATGACAGTGCAGAAAAATCAATACCTTTACGACTATCAAATGTATCGCCCATATCAATGACCGTAGTAATCCCGTACTGTTCCAGCGTCGGGAAAAATACATCATCGTAGAACTTTAGAAAATAGTCATGAAAAAGTTTTGAGTTTTTTCTTGCACCGAAGTGTTGATCGGTGATAATAGCAACTTTCATTCAATAGCGAAGTTTTGAGTGAACATTATCCTTGATACTATTGTAATCGGAATAGTTGCTGCCGTCAAGTGAGTTGTCCTCAAAAACTTCAGAATAACCAGAACGCTCAAGAATCTTATTTTTAATCTCCAATTGACGCTTTTCTCTTTGAATGCGACGCAGAAAAGCATAGTGAATAATTTGAGTAAAATATGCAAAAGGATTTTGAGACTTCTCTGGATTGAAGTTATGAATGTACTGAACGCAATTCTCAATACCATCAGAAATCATGTCTTCCTTAAACATGTAATTTACAAAGTTAGGTTTAAAGGAAAGATGATTTGCAATCTTCAGAAAACATTCTCCAATATAGCGAGGAATAGGAGGTTTTGGTTTATCCTGAAGTCGAGCAATCTCAATATCTTCACGATACTTAATTAGAGCAGCAAGAAACTCTTTGTTATTGACGTAATGCTCTGACCTTTTTTTCTTGGCCATGACTGCAGTGGTTATCATAAGTTTTTATCATTATTATGTAGTAATAATAGCATCAAAACAAATAGTTGACAAGGTGCCTAAAACTCAGTACAATTACCTTTGTGGAGGTTGAAAGGTTAAATTTAGCTATTTTTAAATATCTTTTCTAATACTTCTTTAGCATCATTTACATTTGAGATATATCCCATTCTTTTACTAATTTTTGATTGATTTGTTTTTTCCTTTCCACTTTGACGTATATAAGTCTGATACATCATAATTATTTCAATATCTGAAGACTCGGACAAGGTTAAAACATCATCTAAATTGATAATGAATAGATCTTCTGTTGTTGTTTTTAACCAGGGTTCTATTTTATACCCAACAGTTCCTAATCTACCTTTAATTTCTGAAATTGTGATTGGGTTTGAAATTATCAGCATAGTTTTATCTTCTTCTTCGGAAGCCGCTACCTTTGCAAATATTTCTTCCCCTGTTTTTAATTTTATTGTTGCGTAAAAATCTTCTTCAATTCCCATTTCTCTTAAGTTGTATTGTGATTATTTCATAATTAAAATTTTCTTCATTGTAAATTTTAATTCTTTCAATGAGATGTTTTAGTGTATAATTTTTTCTAGAGTTATAAGAACAATCATCAGCAATATCGTAAAGTGTTGCTTTTGTTTTATTTTTTCCTTTTCTAAGAACTCTACCTATGCTTTGAAGATTTCTTATCCTAGACTTACTGGGTGAAGCAAAAATTACATTATGAAGATTTTTAATATTTACTCCTGTTGAAAAGGTTCCGTAAGAAGCAACAATAATTGCATTGTTTTCTCTTTCAGCAATTTCTCTGACTAATTCTCTTTCTTCAGTATCAACACCACCATGAATAAAAAATACTTTACGATCATTTCGCTTAGTATTATTTATTCTTTCGTAAAGTATTGCCCCATGTGCTTCTACTCTAGAAAACAAAACAAGAGTGTTTCCTTTTAAATCTAGAGCAAGATTTGTAATAAATTTATTTCTCTGTTCATGTGAAATTAGATATTGAATTTCATCTTCATACTTTTCAAATTTTTGTGGTGAATGCTTTAAGACAATACAGCGTATATCTAACTGAGAGAGGTGTCCTTGCCTCATTAACTCATCTGTTTTGGTAACTTTGTATGATGGACCAAACAGACCCTCTAGAACCCATTTATGGGTCTGAGTTCCATCAAGAGTTCCTGTAAATCCAAAGCGATATTTTGCATGATGAAGTTTAGTCATAATATCAATTAATGACTTACTCTTGAATAAATGAGCTTCATCTCCTATAATTACATTATAGTCTTCAAAGAATGAACGCTCTAGTTTATAAACTGATTGCCATGTTGTAATCGTTACTGGATATTCGTTTGTTTTTTCTCTACCAGAGTAAATCCTATGGCAATATGACTCAGCATCCCAACCATAATCCTGAAAGTCCTTATACATCTGCTCTACTAGAGATGTCGTTGGAACAACTAAGAGGATTTTTTGATGTTTATCTACATAATATCTTACTATTGAATAAATCATCAGAGATTTGCCTGAGGCAGTTGGTGATATCAATAATTTTCTATTATGTCTTAAAGCATCGTATACTCCCTCAATTTGATATTGACGAGGAGAATGAGCGCATATAGATGCCATGTAATCTTTTACACCTTCTAAGGATATACCCTCATTGACTTCAAAGGGTTGTCCGTAGAATTTGTTGTCTTCAAATTTGTAAGTATATCCGTATTGCTCACAAAAACTAATAATCTTATCGAGCAGTCCAACATATATCTGCTTAGACCTTGTATCGAATAGGTGAATTTCACCATTCCAATTTCTTTTTCTATATTGAGGCATGAACTTTGCAGATTCTACCTGAAACGTAAATCTGTCTCTAAGTTCATACTCAATATGTGGTTGTGTAGTTATTTTTAGAAAAACTTCATTTGACTTCTCAATAATTAAATCACTCATGAAAAAATCATTCAATTATTGTTATTTATTTACCCTAATCCAGCACTAAATCTCATAAATTCAATTGCGTTCTTAATCTGGTAGGTTCTATTCTGAATCATTTTTAGAATGCTTTCGATATAAACCAAGATTGTGTCGTAATAATCAATCTTCAGGCATATTGAAGAAAGTTTGTCGTCAGCATCAAGATACTTTTGCATTGTATCTTTATCTCTAATTTTTTTGGGAAATGGGTTTTCTATATAAACACTCGGGTCTGCCTTTCCCGAATAATACTCATATCTTTCGTGGCGAATATTTCTTTTTTGTTGTTCTGCTTTTTTTCTCAGTAGAAAAATTGTATTGTATAATTCAAAATATTTTGCATGTAAAGATGGGATGTTTAAAGATTCTGTGTGTAAATTATCTTGATCTATCTTAGAATCTTTTTCCCACATTGCCTGAATTTCTTCAAGACCTAAATTCATAAAGGTTCACCACTCATATTTTCTATCGTGTATATAGTATACTTGAAACTTACATTTGCTGTAAAGTATTGAACATCGGTTTCTGTGGAATCAAAATCTAAAGTTGTCAATGAGTAGGGAAACAAATCTTTAAATTTGACTTGAATAGAAGAGATAAAAGAACTATTTAAAATTATAAGTGTTCCATCAGAAAATATATTCATTAGTTTTGGGTCTTTCCTTACCTTCCCAAAATATTCATTTTGCAGATCATATAGTTCTTCTAAACTTTCTGGATATCCCAAACCTCTCATCCAATTCTGAATTTCCATATAGTTTTCCATATTCTCATCAATGAGAAAACGGAGATTTAAATCACCAAATTCAAGTTTATTGCCTGGTTCCGGAATATCTCTACCAAGTCTAGTTGGTTGTGTAGCAACTGATAAATTTAAGTCTGGTAAATTTGCTTGGTTGCAGAAAAAAGCAACTTTAGGACTTCTTGATAAAGAAAACTTAAATCCTGTTGGAGATAAAAAATTTCTATTTTCAACTTGAGAATTTATAGACATTTTTTTAAATATTTAGATAAAAAAAGAGGGTCCGAAGACCCTCTTAAGGAACTTATGTGATATTGATCACATGAGGTTCTTAACAGCAACTCTTCTGTAGTAGCGGTTAGCATTAACAGTAAGAGCACCGAGACCCTGAGTAGTGCCTTCGGCAAATGGGTTTGCGACCATGCCGTAGCGGGTCTTAAATCCGATTTTTGGCTGGAAGGTGTTCTCACCAACGGCACGTACCATTTGGAGAGGAACATATGGACAATAGAAGAGTCCAGCGTCATAAGGTGAAGAACCCTTATAACCTACAACGTAATACTGATTGCCAGGAGTTGCATTACCTGCAGTGAGGTTAGCAGCATATGGGTCAATATATACGCGGAACTTGCCCATGAGAGTACCAGCAAAGGTATTGCCAGTATCATCTACATTGAGGTTTGCATTAAGTGCAGGGGTGTAATCTAGAACACCAGCCATAGTCAATGCTGAAGCAACGTCAGCAGAGCAAAGGATGATGTTGCCCTTTCCGCGACGAGTTCTTTGTGCAATTGCGTTTGCATCACGCTCGATCTGGAAAAGTAGACCCTTGAACTTCTCAACTGACCAACGACCGTTGGAATCAACGTCGAGGTCAAATACACCAGGAGTTGCTACGTTTTGTACAGCACCTTGCTCAGCAACCTTGTAGATAGTACGGATGACTTCGCGGTTGATTTCTGCAAGAATCTCAGTGCTGAGGATGTTTGCAAGCTCAGCCTCAGCATTTAGACCATGAATTGCTTTCAGGTCTTGTGCTAGTTCTAAGCTGTACTCAGCCTTGAGTGCGCGTGACTTTGCAGTTACGGTAACTTTCTCAATTGAGAAAGCCATTTCGTTGAACTCATTACCTGAAGTGCCGTCGCCAAGTGTTTCAGCATCATCGGTACGCATACCCTGACCTACGTTGTAGGCAGTTGAAGTTGCAGTTCCGACTGGATTGAGAACTGATGGATTGGTGCCAGTTTGTGAAGTTGTACCAAAACCAGCAGCAACATCTGAGAATCCATCAGTTAGGTTGCGGCCACTGTTCTGACCAGACCATGCGGTATCTGCCTCATTGAAGAATGCTTCAGTTCCGCTCTGGCTCTGATAACGTGAACGCATTGCGAAGATAAGACCAGTAGGACCGGTCATTGGTTGAACGCCAGCAAGGTCATATGCGACCAAGTTAGGCATTGAACGACGAATGAGTGAAATCAGAACTGGGTCGAAACCAGCAACTGGACCGCCAGCAGTTGCACCGGCACTGAATCCAGCATATGTACCAGTGTTAGTATTAACAGTAGGAGCACCAGTTTCTGTCAGGAATGAACCTGAAGTTTCAAAAGCTGATTGCTCTCTTAAAAATTTTTCTTGGTTTTCTAACAGGACAGCGGTTACTGCTCTACGATGTGAATCTTTGATTTCTCCAAGACCCTCATAGTTGAGGAGAGGTGCCCACTTTTCCTGCAGATGCTCTGAATGGAACATTTGCGTTTACCTTTTGTAGTGTGACAGTTTTGGGTTTGAATTATATTAAATTCAATTATTTGCTAAATGCTGAAAGGGTTTTCAGATAAGTAGCCATTGAACCTGAAATATTTTCAGGGGCATTATCTACTTGCTCTGAGAGTGACTCAGTTTTAGCTCTTGGAGCACTTACTTTTGAAGGAAAATATGCTTCCTTCAAAGTCTCCATTTTTTCACGATATTCTTCTTCACTTTCAAACTCAACACTTTCGGCAAGTGAAGCGAGTTTCTCTTTCTGAGTTGCAGCAAGGCCCTCAGAAATCTCATCGAAGATTCTTTCAGCAACCGACTCTGCGAGACGCTTGTTGAGGGAGATATTCTTCTCAATTTGCTCGTTGAGTTTTGTCTCCATTTCATCAAGTTTTTCTACCATGCTCTCAAGCACATCATATTTATCTTCAGGGATTGATACATAATGTTCTTCAAAAAGTCCTTTTAGACCGGTCATGAAGGAATCATTTAACTCTTCCTTCAGACCTTTTTCTACTGCCAATGAGTTTTCATTGAACCACTCATCAGCAACATACTCTAGATAAGAATCAATACGCTCGCTGAGGGTCAATTTAATTTCTTCAACTTCTTCAGCGAGAGTAGCAGCATACTGCTCTTCAAGTTCTTCTTTAATTTCAGAAACTCTTGAATTAAGAGCAGCTTCAAAAATTGTACGTGCTTTTTCTTGGAACTCTTCGGAGAGTTCTTCACCTTCTAGAAGTGCATTAACATCTTCTTCAATGTCATACTCTTCTTTCATATCCTCATCATCTTCATCCTCTTCACCCTCTTCATCTTCACTCTTTGACTTTTTCTTCTTATTTTCTTCTTTCTCGTCTTCTTTTTCCTCTTCCTCTTCTTCGTGCTTTGCTTCTAAGAGATCTTCGTCTTCATCATATTCAGCATCTTCTTTCTTAAGACCCTTCATAGGATCGGCAGCAGCTGCTCCTTTATTCACAACATTTTTCACAGACTTAAGTGTTGCTCCAGGTGTTTTAAGTTTTGCTGACTCATCATCTGGACGATAATTTGAAGGATCTGGACCACCTAGATCTTCCCACCCACCAGTTTGACCTGGTGTTGAACCAGATAGATGTGGCATTGCTTCCGCTGACTTGGCATTTGAATTGACAGCGGTTTTGGATTGCTTTGTGCCTACTTCCATTTCTTGTAAATCTCCACGAGACATTTGAACTCTCCGTTTAACCTTTAGTTATAAACTATATTTATTTATAATTTATTAAATTACAATGATTTTAAAAACTCATTGAAAAGTGACAATTTGTATTCTTCTAGAATACCTTCATCAACTAGGGTATTTATTCTGCGTTTTGTATTTTCTGCTACCTTTTCTCTTAGCATTCCGCCATCCCATACCCATTCTTTACCTTCCATAATTCCCTGAACAAATGCGTCAGGTGCAGAAGGATCTGCAACAATATCAGCAGCAGTGGCGAGCATAAAGTCTTCACCAACTTCAGTGTAACCTTCTTTAGTTGGTCTCACTGAACCAATACCACGAGAAGAAACGCCAAGAGTTACCCCTTCTTTAAGAAGTGACTCTGCAATTTTTCCCATTGGGGTTGAAAGAATTTGTGCCTTACCTAGAAAATTATTTCCTTCACGGCGAAGTTCTACGATTTTGTGAGAAACTCTATCAAGATTTACTGTTGGTCCATCTGGATGACCAAGTTCACCAAGAGCACGACCTTTATTCACATATTGCTCAGTGTATCTCTTCACTTCACGTTCCATAACAGGCATACGGTACATTCTACCGTTCCTGTTTACGACTTCTGTTTGTAAAAATGGTCCTTGAATGTAGAGAGTTTTTGTACCGTTTTTTTCTTCGGTAATAACTTCTACTGATTCAATTTCTTCGGTGATGAGTTTCATTGTTCTTAGTTAGTAAAACCTACTTTTGCTGCTTTGATTGCTGAAGATGACCAGATAACATCAGTTGGATATTTTTCTAAAAATTCAACTGAGTTTGCAGGCATTGAAAAGAAATTAGTAGTTGCTGCACCTACTACTGTAGAAACACCAACAGTAACAATACCAGAAGTGTTATTATGTAATCTCACACATGTAGCATTAGTTATGCTAGATGCAGTTCCTGCAGTTGTACCTGTATTTACTTCAGATTCAAATATCTTTGTTCTTTGCATTTTATGAAAGATTAATATTAGTTATTTATAAAATACTCAATTACCTACTAATCTCTTCCCAGTCCAATGAAGCAAAAACATCAGCACCTGCAGTATCAGATGCACATACAAGTGTTAATTCATAAGGAGTTCCAGTCAACCCATTTCTTTCCAACTGAAACTTAAACAGTGCTTCTTTTAGAATATCAACTGTTGAAGAAGATTGATTTGCTGATGCGAAGAAACCAGATGCTAATATTCTTCCACCACTTACAGTTCCTCCATCAATCTTATATTCCACAGCACTATCGGGACCAGCACTCACCCAAGTTCCACCACTTGTAGTTGCTGATGCTCTCATCTGCCAATTGTATTGTGGTCCATTTCCAGTTCCCATTAATGAAAGTGCGGTCAGAATTACAATCGCATCTAATCTGTTTGGAGAGGATTTGAGGCGAATGGAAATGACAGGATAATAAGTTCCAGCAGGAGTTGGTAAATCTACTGGTGCTGTAATTGGTGTATTTACTGCTTGTTGTAATCCACGCAATTCATACCCACCTTCAGAAATAACAGTAGAGCAAACTTGTTTTAGAATGCTACTGCTTGTAGTAATTCCAGTATTAGCAATCTCATATCTTAAAGGAAGAGATGCTGTTGTAATGTAAGTTGATTGAATTAGATTTGCGTGATGAAATGAATGTGCATGAATAAACTTCCCATCAATCACAAATCCCATTCTTACTGTACCAAGTCCCAACCATTCAATATCCATCCAAAGAATTTGTGCTTTGGTGAGGTCTAATGTAATACCAGAAACTCCAGTTCCATCTAACTTATCAATATTCCAATTTGATTGTGCTATTGCAGTTTCAGTTCCAGTGGATAAACTCCTTTCTACAAAATAAGGTGTTGTGCCATTAATTTCAAAATACATACCATTATCAGCACCGAAATATCCAACTCTCTGCCTTAAGTTTGTTTTTGGTGTTTCTGGAATAAAAGTATTCAACACAAGTAAAGATTTTCCTGGTTGATATGAGAAAGTTTTTGTTGTTTCTCTAATAACTGAATCACCACTTGTAGTTCCAATTCCAATATTGACTAATCCTTGAGTTGTTACAAAACCAACAGTAGAACCAGTTCCTACAATCAAACTCTCCCAAAGATTATTGTCTCTATATCTGTGAGATGAATCAAATAATGTAAGTGGTTGAGATGTTCTAGTTCTTCCAAAAGCATCTGGATTTACACTTACTGGAAATCTATTGTAATTATCTACAATTTTTCCATCTTTAGTTGCAGCACCAAAAACTTCAAAGAGGGATCGTTCTTGATTTAAATAATCTTGTGTAGTTATATTCCACTGTGCCATATTAAATTAAATCCATTCTAATTTTGATGGATGATATCTTTTTGCGTTTTTAATATTTAAATTTTTTTCCATCGCGGGATAAATTTGGTGAATAATTGCACCTGGATAGTCAGTTTGCAACTGTTCACCTAATTCTTGTTTAGATGGAACTCCATTTTTAGATACCAATTCTAGTCTATACAAACTCCCGTTCCAAACCATGTCAGCTACATATTCCTCGCCAACTTGTTGTTGTGGTTCTGGTTGAGAATTAATATAAAGATTTCCTGTAAAATCTCCAGCAATATTAACCGATTCCGATATAAATTGCTTGTATGATTTCATTTTATTCCTCTTCAGTTACTTCTTCTTCATCATTACCAAATAAAGATGCAGCAACCTCTGGTCTAAATGCATCAATTTTTTCTGCTGATTTTGCAAACAATAATTCTTTAATTTTATCGCTAATCTGAGATGGTGATTCGTCTGAAACAATCATATCAACAAGTTCTTCCATTTTAATTAATCATTGTGATAACTGATTATATTTATATAATCCCTCCTTTAGGCATTTCTGCTGGTTTTCCACTTGCAACAACATCGTTTGCTTGTGAGTCAAGATTTGGTTCCATTACTGGTTGTCCTAAATCCATCTGAGCATTTTGGTCTAAAGGTAAACCGGTTTGTTGGTCAACTGGTTGATTTGGGTCTGGAATTAATCCCTTTTCGATTTCTTTTTTAATGAGTCTATCTTCTTCCAGGATTTCTTGATCAGTCTGGCGAAGAACTTTTCTGCGAATATAGTCTTGAGAAAAATATCTACCAACATAAGGTTCTGCTGCTTGAACCATGTTTAGTCTTTCGCCTAAAAGTTCCGCTTCCTTAAGTTCAGCAAAATGATTGTCATATAGGAAATCATATTGAATATGTTCATTCATAATTTCCCAATCTTCAGGAGTAATAATATTTTTTAGAATCAATTGTGTTCTTAGCATATCACTAAACATTGCAGAAAATCTTTTCCTCAATCTTCCTACAAATTTGCTGAACTTTACTTCATCACGAAGAATCTCTGAAGAACGACCTAGATTGAATCCACCATCTCCTTCCATTCTTGATGGTGGTACATTTAATGAGCGATATAACTTTTTCTTAAAATATTCAATATCTGTAATTTCTCCAAGATTTTGACCTCCAGGTAGAGTTGAAATTTCTGTTCCTCTTCCACCTTCTCTTCTTGGAAGCCAGAAATCTTCTAGCATACTCATGAACTTTTTATCGTCACGAATTTCTCCTGTGCTTGCATCATAAACAAGTTTATTACGATATCTCATCATAACATCACGGAGATATTGCTCTGCTTTTACTTTTGGTAGATTTCCTACATCAATATAGAAAATTCTACGTTCTGGGGCACGAGACAATCTATAAATTACAAGAGAATCCTCAATCATTCTAAGTTGATTGAGTGATTTAATTGCTTTGTGTAGGTATGAAAGTGTTGAACCCTTGTTTCTATCTACAAGACCCGAAGTACAGTATGTGATAGAATCTTTAGTAAACTTAATTCCAGCCGTTCCACCTAAAGAAGATGGATTTGTCGTCGGCCAAGACATTTTTGGATTATAGACAAAATACTCTTCAATTTGTGGAAACTCATATTCCATTGGATTGTCATTATTAACATTCGCCAATCTATACTTATCTTTTTCTGATTTTTTTTGTTGACGCACATAACGCATTTTCATTGCGTCAATATATCTTAATTCTTGAATTCCTTCCTGAGGATTTTTAATGTCAATTAATTTATGATAATAAAGTCTTCCATCAACATACCAATTTCTATAAATTTCATGGCATTTTTTATCAAAATCTAAAAGTTCTAAGATGTACCTAAATTCTTCTCTAATTTTCTTTTTAATGCCATCACTTGCATTTAGATTATCTAAATCAATTTGTACGGGACTATCATTAGTATCGCTTACAATTGCTTCATTAACAATATCTTCAATGGCACTATCACACTCTGGATGAAGTGCCATTTCACGATATCTTTTTATCAAATCAAATTCGGTTCTATATACACCTTCAATATCTACATAAGAACCGAAAAATCCACTAGTTAGATAAAAATCAGACCCGTCCTCCTTATTAGGAGGAACGGGTGATACTATATTGGGTGATGATTGATCGTTATCCTCTATTGAAAAACCAAATAATCTTGCCATTATTAAATTGAAACGTCTTTTTAATATTTAGCCACTAATAGGATACCAGTAATTTACTTGGAATTCTACGGTGAATTCTTCGATAGTATCTGTGCTGTCATATGATAGGTCAATTTGAGAAACATTGGTTGGAAAAATGTCCTTAAACATGTACTTCCTACCGTCTTGCAAACCAGTATTAAATGCTCTGTTATTTCCAACTGCAGAAGCTCTTCTTCTCAGTTGAGTAACAGTTGCTTCTTTCATATAAGTGTTTGGGTTTTTAGCACCAGAACCATCACCATACTGTGCTACTAGTTGCATCCACTCTTCAAAAGGTTTTCTCAAACTAAAGTCATCATCATTAATTACTGTTACTGTCCAAGTATCAAAGGTTCTGTCGCCAGCAACCTTAAAAGTTCTGCCTCTGAATGGAACTTCAATTACACCAACATTAGATGCTGGAAGTCCACCTGCTTTACAAAGAACTTTAAATTTTCTATTGTCCCATCCTCTAATTCCTGCTGGTAATGAAGGAATGGAAATTTCAAATAGATTAGGGCGAGCGCCTCCACCAGTTAGTCTTGACTTAATGTCAACAAGTCTTACGTCTGCCATTTGTTAGTCCTCCTTGGTATTATTTATTGGTAAATTAGGCTAATCCAGTAATTTCTTCAAAAGAAACACCAGTTCTGGTAGCAACAAATGTTAAAGTGATGTAATTAATAGACTTAACTGGTTGTAAGAAGATGTCAGCTCTAAACTCATTATTATCAATAATATCTGGTGTGTTATTTGTTTCATCACAAATTACTCTATAATCATAAAGACCTCTCTTAGCCTGAATATCTCTCAAGTATGGGTCTACGATACTTACGAAAGCATCTCTTGTAGTTTCATCATTTAGTTCAAAGAGTTGATCTTGAGCAGCTGCTTCCAGTGCTTGTTCGATAAGGATAAAGAGTCTTCTAACATTAATTCTATCAAATGCTGAAGCATAACCCAATGCAGTTTTATCACCGAATAGAATTGTTCCTGAACCTGGTTGGTTGATTATTGGATTAATTCTTGCCTCGTAGAGAGAATCTCTCTGAGCTTTATTTGGATTGTATGCTAGTTTGATGGCATTATTAATACCACCTCTTTGTTGTCCTGCAGGTGAGAACCATGGGAATGATTCAACACCAGTTCTAACCATCAATCCTGCAACATCAGCATTGCATGGGAGATAGACGAAGGTATCATTAAATCTATCGTAAGTAAACTTGTATCCACTATCAAATACGGCAAATGAAGAGGAACTTAGTGAACTGAAGAATCTAATAACATTGTTAGTCTGTGTGGTTGTATTTGTGATATTTACAATTCCACTCTTATGTGGAGAAATGCAAGCAATACAATCCTTTCTAGACTCAGCAATAGAAATGAGTTTATTTGCTTTAGCTTGAGACTCAACTTCTTCACCCAAACTTGGACCATAGATTAGGAAATCAACTTGAATTTCATTTTTATTGGAGAACAACTCATATGCGGAGGAAAGATTTCCAAGAGTTGCACTCATTCCACCATTGCTTGAATAGTCAACACCACCACCAAGACTAAATGTAGTAGCTCCGATTCCTGAGAATGTTACTCCCTGTGCATTTTGATTCCATACGCCAGCACCAACTGTTACTGGTGTGAATGATGTTCCGAATCCAGTTGCTACTGGTGCTAGACCTCTGAATGAATCTGCGGCAAGTGAAGGATTTCTTCCTGCGTATAGATATGCTGAATTAGTTGCAAGATAGTTCTTATAGAAAATCTTGGTTGGTGAATTTACGTTAGAAACTGCATCTAATGCTTTTGAAAGTCCAAGATGCTTCTCAAGAATAGTTCCTTGAACACCGGTAACAGTTCCTAAATCATCTACAACAACTACATGCAATCCATCATTCTTACCATTTCTGGAAAGTGAATATGCATTAGTTGTTGGTTTTGGTGCAATTGAACTCCAGAAAACAGTTGAATTTTGTAATCCTAATGTTTGACTCTTGTACCAATCATTAACGCTTGATGGAGTGTATGCTGAAGTTGCAGAGAATCCAGATGCAATTCCTACTGCATCTACGAAACGAACTGCGCTGCTAGTTGTAAAAGAAGCATTGTTTGAGAATTCTGAATAATCAATCTTTGTTTCAGTTCCGCCAGCAGATACTCTAGAAACAATCTTTACAGTAATTGTGCTATCGCCAGTTGATGATGTATTTACTCCTGTAATGATACCCTTGAGATAACCATCTA